TTATGAATCGGCGCGCAGGAGGTCGGCGGGTCTGATGTGCAGGATGTCGCAGAGTGCAAAGAGATTATCTGTTTTGGGCATCCCGGCGCCTCGCTCATAATAGCCGATCGTGCCGATGGTGACACCAAGCTTCTCCGCAAGCTCCAGCTGCGTCAGCCCGGCGGCCTGCCGTGCCTCGCGGATGATACGGGCAGATTCGGGGTGGGGGCGGGTGGACATAAATGATCACCTCGATTCAATACATAAATTGGTAACTGTGGATTAGCCAAAGTAGTCGTCCAATAGAAGAGCTAACTCATCGGAAGCGCCGTCATCATAGCCTTCGTGGTAACCTTCTTTGTAGCCGTATTCTTTCCCTGCAATATAGCCATCATCGCGGCCATCATGATAACCTTTCTTATAACCCTTTGAAGAAGCATCACTTTCGGCCTTTTGAAGTTTTTGGATGTAAGGAGAATTGGGTACAAAATCAGGAGAAAGATAGCCGCCTCCAGTTAGATAGCCGAGAACGATGCCTAGAGCGAAAATGAAAACAAAGCTAGTAAAGAGAATGAGTTTCTTCGGCACATGAATACTTTTTTTGGTAGTGGTGTTTTCGGTAGGAGTGGGCGAGCCTACGGTAACGACTGATTCTGGAACGAGATTAACAGGAATAGATTCCACAGGCAGTTCGCTGTCGCTGAAGACATCAGCTTTAAGGCAGCCAATGGTGGAAGTAGAACCTTTATCACTATCGGAAGCAGGGACGGAGGACTCAGATTCGGAAGGAGTAGTGGAGTCTACAGACTTTATGGAACTGCTAGTGTGTGGGAAAGGATGGAACTTTAACCAAAACGCATAAATGGTTAAACATCCAAAAGAAATTGAGTAAATAGTGTTGGTATTGAACAAAGACCCCCCAAGCATAATAGTGGGAGCAAGAAGGTCGATTGCGAGGAATACAAAAAGGACAATAGCCGAAATTAGGAGTGTGGAGCAAGAATGAGTATCAAACTTTTTACATAGAAGATGCATTACCCATCCGGAAAGCAATGTTCCTGCTAGAGAAGCTAGAAATACTGGGAAATATAGCATTCCGAAAGTTAATGTGAAAACTAAAAAGTAGAAAGCAGAAATAGAAATACCCAAAAGAATAAGAAAAAATTTATAACGAAAAGTTTGACGGTTTCGGCGAAGCTCAAAATTCTTTAGAACTTCAGAATGATGTTTGAGATAAACCAAAAAAATAATCGGCAAAAAGGCCAGAACAACAACGATAGCCCCGAACAGAATTTCAAATAATGTAAGCCGCATGAGCAATTCCTCCTCAAAAACTATATTTTCACAATCATAGAGGAAAAGGCGCAGGGATGGGAAGTGTCAAAATCACCAAAAATTCGCCATAAAATTTGTTTCGTTGCACTGGCAACGTAAAAGGCTCTTGTGCAGGGACGCACAGGAGCCTTTTTGGCTTATTTCAGCCCGCGTTGGCGGCTGTACCAGCGGAGGGAGAGACAGCGACCTCCGCTTTTTTCTGCGCAAGAAGTTCCTGACGATAGGCTTCAACTTCGGCATCGACGTCCAGCGCCGGGGGCGAGACAGACAACTCTGCGGCCAAAGAATCGACGTAGCGAAGGATAGCCTCCTGATCGGCAGTGCTGAGCTTGAGGAAAGCGGAGATGATGGCTTTTTTCCGCTCATCCAGATGATACTCGGCGGCCAGACGGTCAAGAGAAGATTCTGTGCTCTGGTCGAACATCTCGCCTTCGCCAGTGCGCAGCCACATTCCATTGACACCAAACTCGCGGCAGATAGACGCAACTGTCTGCTCGGTCGTTCCGTTTTTGCCACTCTCAATCAAGCTGATGGCTGATTTGCTCAAACCTACACGCTTACCGAATTGCTCCATTGTCAATCCGAGGGCTTTACGTGCGGCTTTGATTCGCTCGTTCATGGTTTTCACCTCCCTTCGACGCTACTATAGCACATCGAGTTCAGAAAATCAACACGAAACGCAAAGAAACACTTGACAAAGGTAAGATTATAAACTAAAATAAACTCGGAAAGTTCAGATAGAAAACTTTCTAAGAGCGATAACAAACGAGGAGGTTGATAAAATGTCAGTCGCAGAGATGAACGCCAGTAGCTTGCTGGACAAAATGAAGACTCTGCCGGAGGACGTGCAGGTAAAACTGGGGTACATGATCGAAGGGGCAGCGCTGCTGGCCACCAGCCGGACGAACGTGGATGACCCGCCGAAGAGTGCGTGAGGGAGGAGAAAAAGATGGACAACGAAAGCAAAAAGCCCTGCGCTCCTGTGGAAGAGGAGAGCAGGGACTACGATGCACTGGGACTGTTCCGCCGCGATGGAGACAACGAGACCCTGATGGCGGCGATGGGCCTGTGGGAATTTCTTCCGGCATGGATGGACGCCCGGCGGATAGCGCTGGTTGACCCGGACTATAACCGGAAAATATCGGCTATGGTCGCTGATCTGGCCGGAACGGTGCAGAAAGCAGCTCAAGAGATGGCCGAATGGGGTCAGGAAGAGTGCGCACCGGGCAGGATGGAATAAATTCCAGCGGGATACGGCCGGACTCAAACATCAGATAAAGGGCGGCTGTACACATTTCGCAATTCTGGAGGCCGATTTGGTTTGCATGGTCACAGGGCGTCGGCGGCGTCCAGACCGGCACGGCGTTCGGGCGAGCGATACAACGTATCTCAGACCCGGCGGGAGGCAGGATGCCCAACGAATCAAAAGGACAGCGTATCCGAAAGTAAAATTTGTAGAGGCCTATCAAAGAATCACCTCCTTTCTGGGGGTATTGTATCACATCTTAAAAAGTTTAGCCACGAAACGGGCTGCTGACCCGCCGAAGAGTGCGGGAGGAAGGAGAAAAAGATGTTTGCAAATCTGGTGGTGGAGCTGAAGAAGCATCACTACAGCCAGCGGGGGCTGGCGGCGTACATTGGAATCTCGGAAAGCTCGATGAATGACAAAATGAATGGCCGGACTCAATTTACTCTGCGGGAAGCAAAAGCTATTCAGGCGGTATTCGAAGGCCGTACACTGGACTACCTGTTTGAAGAAAAAGAATGAGCACCTGTGTTGCAGCACAGATGCCCAAAGGGAAAACGATTACTTTTTCTTGCTGGACTTGGACGGTCTGGTCTGTGCTAAGGCGCTGGCAGCAACACTCTTTACTTTAGAGCCATAGCGTTTATCGCGCAAAATGGAAGACGCCTTGCCTGCGACGGCCTTGCTGGTCTGCTTTGAATTTGCCATGAAATGACCCCCTTTCTGTCGAGATATTGACAGTATAAGGGGCTGGCGGCAAAAAGGCAAACGAGCTATTTTCCCACAGAGTACCTATGATTTCATCAAAGGGATACAAAGTGTCGTAAAGTACCATTAAACTTCACGAGATTTTCACAACTGACCCGCCGAAGAGTGCGTGAGGGAGGAGGAAGGTCGATGGTAAACGAAGAAGCTCTGTGCATCGCAGTCAGCATATTGGCAGCGGCGCTCAGTACAGCAGGAACCGGACTATTTGTGGTAGGAATCGAGAAAGACAACGATGTTCTTCAGGACATTGGGGTCGGACTTGAAACGCTGGCAATTATTTTAGCGGTGTGGGGTGCATTGTCGTGCTTAACTCTTCTTGCATCGCGTGCATAGCGGCGATCTGAGCGCGAACAAATTCATCGGACAGCCCTTTGGAATCCGGATCTGACATGGAAAGAATCATGCTTTTTCCGTAAGTGCTCAGAGCGTCCTGCGTTTTGGGACTGGAAAAAAGGACGGCATAGGAGCAATCGGCGTTCATCCGCAGCGTATTTTCTGCGGAAGGGTCTGCCATATACTCGGATGCCGTGCTGAGAAATGCCCGATAAGCTTCCGTTTTGGCATGGAAGAAGAGCTTTTCGGATTCCAGATCGTGAGTGGCCTGCACGGTGTACTTGGTCAAGCGATATGTGGAGTACAGGTTAACGGCAGAAATGATACACGATGCAATGGCCGCGAGGGCAGTAATAATGTCAATCGACATGAGAAACACAACCTTTCTGAAAGGATTGTATCACGCAGCGGGAAAGCGGACAAGCCGCTGACCCGCCGAAGAGTGCGGGAGGAAGGAGGAAAAGATGGACGAAATGCTGAAGGATCTGAACGGGCCGTGGAGCAACGCGGCCTGCATGGGCTACTGCCTGATCGCAATGCGGCGGGCGGGGCTGAGGCCCACGGCACAGCGCCGGGTGCTGCGGGTGCTGGAAGGCGTATTTGACGATGTGAGTGTGGAGAAGGCCGAGAAGGCCGGATATGACAATACAGAGGAGTAAGAAATGAACCGTTACATGATCGTGATCCCGGCGAAGAACCGGAGTTTTCTGCTCAAGTGCGACGAGGGGGACGGCGCGAAGCTGGAGACCCTGCAGAAGCTGGTGAGCGGATATGTGGAGACCGTGCCGTCGGCGCTGGACGCCACCTGGGCGCGGGAAGAGGCTGACCGGCTGGTGCTGCTGGTGGATGAGGATGGCCGAATGAAGTGCAAGGCGGCGAACCGGAAGGCCACGCAGCTTGCCCCGGCGGACGTTACGGCGAACGGCAAGCAGCCCATCGTGGGCGCTGCCGTGCTGATGTTCCAGCGGGGAGACGAGCTGCTGGGGTTTACAAAGCACGTGGCCGACACCATTTGCAGCGAGTGGTTGGCATGAAGAGGTGAGACATGAGCCAGGAAGAACGCCCCTTTGACTGGTGGCAGGCGCGAGCACTGTGCCAGATGATGCGGGATTTTTACGCGCAGCCGGAGAACCGGGCCGCATTTGAGGTGTGGCAGG